TTGAACGGCCCAAAGGGTTCCGGCAAGACCACCCTCTGCGCCCTCTTGCAAGGCCAAGACCACGACCTTTGCCCAGTCTCCTTCGCGGAACCGATCCGCAACGCCCTCCTCGCCACCTTCTACCCAGAAGAATTGTATACGCCAGGCGGTATGGACCTTCGCCAACAAGACGTCAAATTCCGTCCCCTCCCGGTCCCGAACGCCGCCGGCAAAAGCGTCACTATCCGCGATTGGATGATCTGGTACGGACAGCAAATGCACTCCGCGCACGGCGACGACATCTTCGGCCGCCTCGCCCTGCGGACGTGCGACCTCAACTCCATGCACTATCCGCGCTTCATCCTCGACGGCACCCGAACGGAAGGCGACATCCGCCCCTTTTACCACCTCTATCCTGGCGACTGCCTACTCATCCATCTCCATCGCCCCGGCCACGACTGGGCGGGCGACATGGGCTCCTACCTCTCAGCCCCGCGCTCAATAAGACTCGATAACGTCGGAACACCGGCTGACATGCTAATGTCGCTCGCTTCCCTCCTTGCGCCACAACCAGAGAAGGAAATGCTATGAGTGTCCACACAGCAATTCTCCCTCCGTATATGGACTCGACGATGATGTCCTGCTATCGCTCCTGTCCACAAAAGTTCTACGACGAGTTCTGCCTGGGGCTTCGCCCCTCCATCCACTCCATCGACCTTCATGCAGGCGGTGTCTTCTCCGCCGCCCTCGAATCCTTCCGCCTTGCCTTCTGGGGACAGGGGCTCGACATCCCCACGTCAACGGCGCGCGCGTACGCCCGCTTCATCCACGACTGGAACGGATACACTCCCCACAAGGAAACCGCGAAAACCGAAGAAAACATGTGGGCAGCAGTCGAATCTTACATCTCGCAATATCCACCGCGGAGCGATATTGTGCAACCCTACATGCTCGACAAGCGCCCCACCGTCGAGTTCAGCTTCGCCATCCCACTCGAACCCACCAGCGCCGAACGCGACGACGGCTTTCCTCTCCACCCCGTCACCGGCGAACCCTGGATATATTGCGGTCGAGCCGATCTGCTCGGCGAATATACGAAAAAGATCGCCATCGTCGACGAAAAGACCGCCGGCCGCCTCGAGTCCAACTGGTCCGACAAATGGAACCTCCGCTCCCAGTTCATGGGCTATTGTTGGGCCTTGCAACATTCCGGCATAGAGTGCGACACCGCCATCGTCCGCGGCATCATTATCACATCCCCGAAAAAGGGCGTGGAGATCAGGCATGTGGAGGCCATCAAACAATACCCCTCCTTTCTCCTCCAACGGTGGCACAACCAGCTCCGTCGCGATCTATGGAAACTCACTCGAAATTGGCAAGAAGGCTACTTCGACTACAACCTCAACGAAACCTGTACACAGTACGCTCATTGCCAGTTTATGGATCTCTGTACTTCCGCCAAACCCGAACAATGGTACTCGACGTACGAGGTAAAGAGATGGAACCCCCTAGCGAAGAATCCGAGCGGAGACGCAAGCCTCCCGTCAATTTCCCCTGCTGCGAAAGCTGCGAGTCTTGGAACCCCATTACCGATTACCTTGGCCACTGTCTAAACCCCTCCTCCCTCAACCACTCAACCGATTCGAGGTTCAAATGCCGACTCTACAGCCCCCGAGCCTCTTAAACATGGGCGCCCCCGGCTCCGGCAAGACGACGGCGATCGCTTCCTTCCTAAAAAACCTCATCGAGACTTTCGTCGTCACCACCGAACCCGGCGGCATCGAATCCCTTTTGGATGAAGTTTCCCGGAAAGGCTACGACATCAACCTCTTACATTGGTCCTACATTCCACCCTCCAGCCCCGGCTGGAAAGCGTTGCGCGAAGCGGGCAACCTCGCCAACGTCATGTCCTACAAAGACCTTTCGGACTTGAAAATGGGTGTGTCGAAGAGTGAAATGAAGCAACTCGGCAAATTCTTCGACGCCTGCGAGAACTTCCATGACGACCGAACAGGTAAGGATTTCGGTCCGATTGAGAAGTTGGGGCCAGAGAGGGCAGTTTGTTTAGACTCCCTCTCCGGTCTCAACCATATCTGCCTCCAGAACACAGTCGGCTTCAAACCCGGACCCCATCAGGGCGAATGGGGCATCGCAATGGGCTTAGAGGAAAATATCCTCCTCAAATGGTCCGCCGACCTCATGTCATACTTTGTCTGCAACTGCCACCTTGACCGCGTCCCGGATGAAATAACTGGCACGTCGCGCATCGTCCCGGCAGCGCTCGGCTCGAAGCTCGGCCCCCGCATTCCGCGGTTCTTCGGCGAAGCCGTCCTCTCCACCCGCGGCAAAGACCGCTTCACTTGGCGGACCATGGACACGGGCGCCGACCTGAAGAATCGAATCCTCCCAGTCGGTCAGGAACTCGAGCCTGACTTCACCCCTCTCGTCGTCGCTTATCGCAAGCGCGTCGAACTTGCGAAAAGCGCAGCATAACCGGAGCAGCAAAATGTCCAACTTTTATAAAGCGTCCGGAGATGACGCCCGATCCGCCAAAGTCGAAAAGACTTCGATCACAACCAGCATACACGAGTTCGATAAAGCTCTCGAACGTCTTGCCGAATACACCCAACACCTCCGGATGCTCAACGACCGTGTCATTGGTGCTGGATCACGAGAAGTCGCAAAACAACCTAAACTGATGACTACCACACCAGAGCAATCACTCCTCGGCGCCATCAACAGTCGTCGCACCTACCTCGTGGAGACCCTCTCCGACCTAGAGTCGGTCGTCACCGAACTTGAACAGAACATATGAGGCAGCAAAATGCCCTGGACCAACCACGACGCCATCCACCGCCACGCATGTCATGCCTTCGAAGACTTCGAACTCTTGCGAAACAACCGCAACGACGAAGCACTCTGGCATTCGATGTCGCATCACCTGCGTCACGTTGTATTCCGCAGCAGCCACGAGGTCGACCAACCCAGGCTCCGGCTGGTTCGCCGCTCCAACGTAGGCGCATCCCACAAATGATACGGCCCCTTCCATTCGACTGCATCGGTTCGATCCACTGCCACGATCTTCATCTTCTCCAATGCGAGTACTGTTTCTGGCAGGAGAAGAAAATAGTTTTGGTGCGACCCGCACCAGAACAGGGCGAACGCCCTGCAACTGCGGCTCCGCCGCAAGGAGAAGCTGAAATGGATATGTCCGCACTGCTGAACACGCCGGCGACTGGCCCCCTCTCCACCGCCGTCAAAGCCTGCAAGGAGGGCGATTATAAAGCCGTCATCGACGACGGCGAAAAGTGGCTCCAGTTCAAAGAGTTCACGAAGGACGGGCGCACCTCCTATCAGGCGCAGATCCTCTTCTCTATCCTCGACGACGGCGTTCGGAAGGATCTCGGACGCGACAGAGTCATCGTCCCATACACCATGTGGCTCGACATGGATAGCGGCAAGCTCGACACCTCAGAGGGCAAGAACGTTTCCCTCGGGCGTTTACTCGAAACCGCCGACCTCAACAAAGAGGCCGCGGCCAACTTTGGCGAAAAGGTCATGAAGCTCCGCGGTCGCGGCCCCTTCGTCGTCAAGGTCTCGCAACGCTCCGACCAGAACGATCCGACGATCAAATACGCGGAGATCAAACGCGTCTCCAAGCTCACCTAAGTTCGCTTCGCGAACCCCGAGAAGGACCTGAGGAACTGGACACTACCCCATCCTTCTCGGCAAACTGGAGGAGCGTAAATGCTCCTCCCCTTTTTGGAGACCCCACATGAGCAGACAAACTCATTTCGACATCGCCGGTCGCATTCAAGGCGAAACCGAAAAAGCCTACCGCTTCTCCGACGACGACGAGAACTGGGTCTGGCTTCCAAAGAGCCAAGTCGAAGTCGAAAAGCAACCGGACGGAACCGTCATTGTCACCGCCCCCGAATGGCTTTTAGAGGAAAAAGGCTTGATATGAAGATCATTCCACGCGAACTTTTAGTAGTCGACTCAGCCCGCCAAAGGCGGGCTATGGACGCCCGCGCCCTTATCGAACTCAAGGACGACATCTACGCCCGCGGGCTCTACCACCCGCCCGTCGCCATGCAACGGGGCAAAGAATACCTCTTGGTCGCTGGTGGAAGGCGGTTGCGCGTCATCGACCAAATTGCAAGCGAGGGCAACTACTTCTATTGCGACAAATTGACGATCACGCCAGGCGAGGTCCCCATTCTCGAGCTGGCGGAGGACCTTTCCCTGGTCGAAACGCAAACGGTGGAACTCAATGAAAATATCCTCCGCGAAGAACTCTCCTGGCAAGATCGCACGGAAGCGCTTGCAACGATCCACCGCCTCCGCATGGAAGCGGGCGCAAAGAGCACGCATGAAGTGGCAAGAGCTCTCTCGGAGAAGGGAGGAATTGCATATGCCACAGGTCAAGGACGAACGGTTGACCCACACCACATCCATGCGAGGCTTCGTGAGGCGAGCATCGTCGCCAAACATCTCCACGATCCAGCCATCGCAAAGGCGCGCAACGCCACCGAAGCTCTCCACCTTGTCTACAAGAAAGAGGAAAAGGCATTCGAAGCCGAACTCCTCCGCCGCCAAGGTCCGTCGACTTCGTCGGCCGATTCCGAAGTTAGACTGGGGTCTCTCCTGGACATATTGCCCACACTCGAATCGGGGACAGTTGACCTTATCCTTGCGGACCCTCCCTACGGAATTGGAGCAGACTCTGGAGGATTTCGCTCGCGATCCGTCCAACATCACAATTACGCCGACACACCAGACATCGCTAAAACTCTTCTTCAATCCATAGTCTCGGAAGGCTTTCGCATCGCCCGCCCGAGGGCAAACCTTTTTCTCTTCTGCGACATCGACCTTTTCGGCTGGTTGAAGGAAACTGGAATGCGCGCCGGATGGGACGTGTTCCGCACCCCCCTGACCTGGGTCAAGTCGGATAGCGAAGGTCTTGCGCCCTGGGGACGTTCCGGCTTCCGCCGCACTTGCGAATGGCTTTTGTATGCCACGAAAGGCAAAAAGGGTCTCTATCATGCGCCAGTGGACGTTCTACGTCATAATCGCGTTGCTCGTCATGAGCGCGACTATGGACCTGAGAAGCCAATACCTCTACTCGAGGAACTTATCGCTTGCTCTACTCTTGAGGGAGACTACATTCTGGACCCTTGTTGTGGTAGTGGGTCTACTCTTGTTGCTGCACGCCGTCTGAAGCGGCGCTCCCTCGGCCTCGAGGTAGATCAAACCGCTTTCAACCTCGCCCACGTTAACTCGCAAAAGGACCTCTCCAATGCCGAAGAAACACAAAGTCCTAACGCCGCAGATGCAGGAAGTAATTCTGGAAAAGTGGAGCCACTCGTGGAGCGTTCACCGGATCATGCGGCATCTGCGGACGATTTATAAAAGCGGCGCCGCCGACGCCGTCGATCGCTTCATGCTCTACAACCTCATCACCAAGGCCCGCAAGCGCGGCGACCTCCGCGCCGTCAGCCGCCGTCCAAACGCCAACATCATGAACGCGTCATAATGACTGAAGCTGATTTGTTTTTCGGAACGTCGGGCCCGCACGACGCCGCCGTCGTCCTCGTTGGCGAGTCGTGGGGCTTTGAGGAGATGCAACAGCAAAAACCATTCGTCGGTTCGAGTGGCCAGGAACTTGACAGGATGTTGCTCGAAGCTGGGATCAATCCGCAATCGGTGCTGAAGACAAATGTCTTCAACGCCCAACCAGAAGGAAATGAAGCATGGCGGTTCTTCCAACCGAACTCGAAGACTGTCCCCCTCTATCGTGGCTTGCATCCGTCGACTTTCGCCCTGTCCGAGCTGCAACGCCTGCACTCACTGATCCGTACGGTCCATCCCTGTCTTGTGATTGCCGCTGGCAACTATGCCCTATGGGCGACGACCGAATGCTGCTCAACGTCCTCACTGTCGACTGGCAACGGTGCGACCGTCCGTGTACCTGGCGGCATAACCTCGTGGCGTGGCTCCATGCTGGAGAGCAATACAGTCGAGGGAATCAACTCGCTTCGCGTCCTTCCACTAATCCACCCCGCCGCAATCCTTCGAGCGTGGTATCAGCGCGCGGTGACGGTTCATGACCTCCGAACGCGGGTGCCCGCCGCACTGTCGAATATGTGGCGAGCAACGACGCCTGCTCAAGTATTTGCGCCCCCTTCCTTCTCCGCAGCGATTGCAACACTTTCCGGGTGGTTGGAGCACCTGCGTGGCGATAACCTTCGCCTCTCCCACGACATCGAAACGGCGCGCGGCCTCATCACCTGCATGTCCTTCGCAGATGGACCTCATTGCGGTCCTGCGACGGCGCTCGTCATCCCGTTCGTGAAGCCCGCGGCGGCGGGCCGGTGGGAATCTTACTGGACCTCGGAGCAGGAACATGAACTCCTCACCCTCTCTCGTCAGATATTGGCGCACCCGAACGTTCGGATCGAAGGACAAAACTACCTATATGACACTCAGTATTTGGAGGCTCAACTTGCAGTACGGCCACGGCTCGACTTCGATACCATGCTTGCACATCATTTGCTCTTTCCGGGGACGCCTAAAGGACTGGATTATCTTTCCTCCCTATATTGCCGGTTTCACTGGTATTGGAAAGAGGACTTGAAGGAGTGGGACACCCACATCGACTTTGAGCAAAACCTCCGCTACAACGCGGAGGACGCCTTGCGCACCTTCGAATGCGCGACGGCGCTCCGCGACCTCATCCAAGACAACGGAATGGAGGAGTTATGGGAATGGGAACGCAAGAAGGCGGCACTCGCATTAACCATGATGAACCGCGGCATCGCAATCGACCGCCAACACCGAACACTTCTCGCCTTCGAGTTGAGCACCGCCCTCGAAGAACGGAATGCTTGGCTCCGCTCCATCATTCCGCAAAGCTGGCTGGACGGACGGATGAAAAGTTCCAAGAGCTATTGGTACAGTTCGCCGATACAGCAACGCATCCTCTTCTATGACATTCTGGGCCTCAAGGGACAAACGAATCGGAGTACAGGAAACCCCACCGTAAACTTTGAAGCCCTCCAAACTCTTCGGTCGCGGAATCCGGAGCTTTCCCGCCTCTTCGACACCCTGATCGACTGTCGCTCCATCCACGTCTACCACGACACCTTCATCCAGGCGCCGCTCGAACCAGATGGAAGGATGAAGTGCTCCTTCAACCCGGCGGGAACGAAAACCTTCCGCTGGAGTTCGTCGGAGAATGCCTTTCGCCGCGGCACTAATCTGCAAAACCTCCCAATCGGAGAAGAGGAATGACCCTCGACATCTTCCGTCTCAAACCCGACGCAAAGCCACCATTGCGACTCCTCCCACAAAGCATAGGATACGACGTTCATGCCTACATCAAGACAGGAATGGGGAGAGCATCCTCCAAGCTCGTCCCACCGCAGGGAACGGTCTCGATCCCGACCGGACTGGTTCTTCGTCCTCCTCCTGGCTATGTGTGTCTTGTTTGTTCTAGGTCTGGTCTGGCTACCCATTCTATTTTCGTTGCGAACGCCCCCGGCGTAATCGATCCCGACTACACCGGAGAGCTGCAAATCCTCTTGTATAATGGAGGCTGGGAACCGCACTGGACCAAACACGAAGATCGCATCGCGCAAATCCTTCTCCTTCCAACCCCCGGAGTCTTCGATGTACGCCAGATTACAGAACTCCCCACAACCGAAAGAGGTGAACGCGGTTTTGGCTCGACTGGTAGATGATCCCCACCTCGGACTCCTTCCCGGCAATCACGCCGTCGTCCACTGGAGGGAGCAACCGATCGCCTTTCGCGCGAGCGCCCGCATCTTCATCCTCTTGTATGAAAATCTGGGAACGGAAATGCCAGCCGAGAGGATTGCGTCGGTCGGCCGCATTTCCCGCGCTTCCGTTCCAGTCCTCTGTTGCCGTCTCCGTTGCCGCCTCCGTTGGTATCAAATGCCATTCGCCCTTTCCTTCGGAACCCGCAACGGTTATACCATGTGGAGGCGTTGATGTTCCGCCTTCCCAATGTCCGCAAAATCTTCATCCCCGACCGCGGCTACACCATCTTCGACGCCGACCTGTCGGGCGCCGACGCCCAGGTCGTCGCATGGGAAGCAGACGACACTGACCTCAAAACCGCCTTCCGCAAAGGGCTAAAGATCCATGCCAAAAATGCCGAAGACATATTCGGAGATAAGTATCGCAACGCTTCGGGAGATCGTGGAAACAAAGGCACCCCCAAAGGCAAACTCTATGACGAGTGTAAGCGCGCCGTCCACGCCACCAACTACGGAGCGAGTCCGCGTACCCTTCATCTCAATCCCGATATTGCCTGGAGCATGCCCCAAGCTGAAACTTTCAACAGAACGTGGTTTTCTCTACATCCGGGCATACGTGAATGGCATCGACGCACCGAACGAGGACTTGCAACTAATCGCCAAGTTCGAAACGCCTTCGGTTACAGGATCATTATGTACGATCGAATTGATTCAATCCTTCCGGAAGCCCTAGGTTGGCTTCCACAATCAACCGTCGCCGAGGTGTGCTTTCGCGGCGCCCTCCAACTGCAATCCGCCTGTCCTTGGGCGGAGCTGCTCATCCAAGTCCACGATTCGCTTGTCTTTCAAGTTCCCTTTCATCGCTCCGACTGCATTCTCCAGATCCGGGCGGCGCTCCCCGTTCCTGTCCCGTATCCTGACCCGCTCGTCATTCCATGGGGACTAAAGTCAAGTGAAAAGTCTTGGGGAGATTGCAAAGATGTCCCACTATAAGCCTCCGCGGAGGGGGGAATGGCCCGCCACTTTCCACACTGGCTCAAGGCGTATGCGGACTTCGCACGAGATAGCGAAGCTCCGATTAAGTTTCATTTCTGGACTGGTGTTGCTACTCTTGCTGGTGCTCTTCGACGTCGTGTTTGGCTTGATATGCACAAATTTCAGTGGACTCCAAACTTCTATATTGTACTTGTTGCTCCTGCTGGTGTTGTCCAAAAATCTACTACTATCAACGTTGGCCTTCGTCTACTGGAGCGAGTGCCTGGAGTCCACTTCGGACCCGAATCAATGACATGGCAGGCGCTCGGCGTCTCCATGTCAAAAGCAACGGAGTTTATGGACTATGTCGACATCGACGGGAAACCTCAACGAATCCCAATGTCTTGTGTCACTGTTGGAGTCGGTGAACTTGGAACGTTCCTTCGCACAGATGACGACCAACTACTCTCTTTTCTTATCCGTATGTGGGACGGACAAGCCGACATCTTCCGACACGAAACAAAGTCAAGTGGAAACATTGAAGTCCAACACCCGTGGCTTAACCTCATCGCTGCAACGACTCCAGCGTGGCTTAGAGCGAACTTTCCCGAACACATGATCGGCGGCGGCCTCACCAGCCGCATAGTGTTCGTCTACGGCGAACAAAAGCGTCAACTGATCCCATATCCAGATGAGGTAATCCACTATGCAGAATACCGAGAAATTGAGCGAAAGCTCATCGAAGACCTCACCATCATCTCTCAGCTCTCAGGTCCATATATCCTCTCCCCTGAGGCTCGTGATTGGGGAAGAAAATGGTACACTAAACATAACTCTGATAGCGGGAGGCCCGCTCACCTTGCATCAGATAGGTACGGCGGATACCTCTCTCGGAAGCAAACCCACCTCCATAAATTTGCCATCATTCTTGCTGCAAGCAAGCGAGACAAACTCATCATTGAAGCTGAAGATCTCGCAGAAGCCGAAATCATCATCTCCGCAACTGAACCCGACATGCTCCGGGTCTTTGACTCAATTGGAGTGGTTCCAGAGGCTCGACATGTTAATGAGATCGTGTCCTTCATCCGACATGGAGGTGGTCATACGTCCGAAGAACTTTGGGCGCGATCCATGAACGTTATGTCCTTATTCGAATTCCAGTCCGCCGTGAAGGCGGCGCTCCACGGCAAGCTCTTAGTCCAGACGGTGAAAAACGGCAAAGACTATATCGTGCTGGCGCCGACGACAAGCTCGGGAACTGTCCAATAAAGGGGGACATTCGATGCCACCTGAATGTCCCCCTTCACTGTGGATGACTTCTCGGCCACCCATTGCAATGCGCGATCTCATGCTTCAACGAACACGTCGGGTCCGGCGACAGAGTGGAGATGTATACACGGCACCAGCCGCGACCGACGGCGGCGCACCCTGCCAGAATCTGGAACGGCCCTACCGTACTCTGACAGGCCACCGCCAGTCGTGCCGGGTCCAACCGCTGAACTGTCAGTTTCCCGCGATATGGAAAGTCCCATCGCGGCGGAGGGCAAGAGGCCGCGGCGCCCCCCGCCATCCCCACCAACACACCAAACGCGACAGCGATACGAATCATCTCACCCTCCGTATTCCGACTAGATCCTCCGGCGCCCCCTCCGGATACAGCCTATCAATTTCGCGATAAATGCCGATGTCTCGCTTCGAGGTCGGCAATCCCTTTTCCTGAAGGGTCTTCGTCTTCGTCCGGGCGACGAGGCTCTGCCGAATTTGGTCGCCCGTAATCTTTTTCTCTCTGAACTCATCCGGAATCTGCTCGTTGTATTGACGGACGGCTTGACGCATACTCTCCAACTTCTCCGGATCGCGGTCCTGAATCGCACTCATGAACTGCTTCATCAAAATCTCTCGTCGATAAGCAAAGTATTGCATGGCTTCCGCTTTTTGCCCGATGTTTTCATATCTCTGCGAAAGCCGCGTCGGCTGGAACCCCCCAACTCCCTTCGCCAAGATCTCTGCCATATGCGTCGTATCCTGAGGGTCGAATCTGATGACGGGATTGCCGAGCTTGTTCCTCTCCATTTCCTCTCGATGCCAGCGGAACGCTTGCGATGCATTCTTCATCGCACTCGGCATTATCATTTCCCACTTCTTCGCATCAGGACTCGTGAACGGATCACTGGTCGCAAAATTATACATGTTGAAGCCGAGTCCGAAAATCGCTCCACTCGCCCTTTGGATCTCGCGCAGCGCCGGACCCGCCGTGTCCTTTCGCGGCGTTATCAGCTTCCCCACGTCCAGCGGCAACAACTGCCCCATTCCAATCGAACTCGACATGTCGATACCAGGAACCGGCACCTTTACTCCAGTCAAACTCCCCATCATCTCCGCCACCTGCGGGAGCCCAAAGCCATTTCTCGACACACCATGAAGGAGTAGGTCCGGTGAAATCTTCCCATTCGCCTGGTCGACCACGAACTTCCGCACCTCCGTATCCAGGTCGAAATCCTTTCCAAACAATCGCGCCGAGAGCCCCTTCACCAGACTGTTGATGTCCTCCGCGAATGGAATGCCAGAGAGTCCAGCAGTTCCAGCAAGAATCGCAATCGTCCGCGCCGCGGCGGCCGGATTGTTCCACAAATTGAACAACGAGTTCATCGTAAAGCTCTTGAACACCAAAACGGCGCCAAGTTTGCCCTGCATCATCTTCGGCCTTGCATACGGCGAGTAGATGAACTGCGTCGTCTCCACCGAATCTCGCGCCGCAACGAACGCCCCTGCATCCTGCTTCGACCAGCCCTTTTGCAGAAGCTCATTGAACTTGACGCCGTGCTTTTGCACCGCTTCGCGGATATATGGGCTCTCCGGATGCGCGAGCGCAAGCTCCCACGCCGCCTTGAACGTCACCACCCGGTTCCAGTGCTCTGCGCCCTGGAACATCACCGCTCCCCACTCATTGAAGCTCTGCCACGCCTTCTCCGATGACGACCCAAAGCCTTTCAAAAGGTTGCGCCCCTCACCAACCGCCGCAAGCATCGAACCCTGGCTCTCCGCCAGGATCGCGTCGT